TCCAGATTTTTGCACCCTCCACAGAGCAACGTCCAATCGCCTGATCCACGAAGCTTTTAGGGAATAGCGCCGCCTCGTCCAGATATGCGCCGGCAGCAGTCAATCCCTGGAGGGCATCCTGTGCCGCTTCGGTATTCGCTCCGTACAGGTAGTATGTATTACTCCCGATCTCAATCCTTGCATCTGTCCCCGATCTGATATATTCATACGGCCATCCCCACGCTTCAAGAATTTGAAGCATTGGTCGAATCACATTCTTCTTAAGTGCTCCCATTGTCTTACCGGCAAGGATAAACGATTTCCCAGAATGCATCTCTTGTGACCATGTAAGAAAACCTATGATACACGCTATCGTCTTTCCCGATCGGATAGCTCCATCAGCAATCACGAAATCACAAGAAGAACTTGCAAGTGGTGGTCTCCACCAATGCATAAGCCTCTGCTGTTGCTCGGAAAAAGGAGCAAACTTAAATCTCGTCGGTTTCTTCTGTTTCCTCGGCATCTTCTTCCTCCTGCTCACCAGTGAACAAATTGTTGAGATCTTCCTGACTCGGCTTTATCGCTTTCAAAAAATCATTGATGTTCTCATTCTTCCCATCTGTATCACCAAGTTCCTGATCTCTAGCTCTCTTGGCTCTGTCTGTCCGAATCTTCTGCTCTTCCAGATCCTCTTCTGACTTATCCGTCTGCCCGACCACTTGCATGATGGCCTGATACGCTTTCACGTTCCCCAGCATAGCTTCCTGGATCATTGCCATTGTGATCACATCCTCATAAGTGGTATTCTCTCCACTGTCAGCACGTATCACATCAGACAGTCCTTCGACATCCACCTGCATGGTCAGGAGCTTATTCATTGTATCTCTAAGGGCTGCCTTCCTGCGTCTTGCTTCACCGGACTTTATACCGCCGTTTCTTCCACGCTCTCTTGCTTCCCTCTTGCTTCGTACCGGTTTTAGGTTGTATTCATTCGCCACTTCACCACCTTCAATTCTGGTTTATTTCATGGACCATGTAGGAATCGAACCTACGACATTTCGCTTATGAGACGAGTGTTCTACCGCTGAACTAATGATCCATTTTAAAGATAAGAAAAGCACCCACACATCACTGTGCAGGTGCTTCTTGGGTTTTATACAAAGAGAGGACGAGCCATCAGCTTTCCGCCTCAGGCTCATTGTAATTCTCTCACACATTTATACTGAACTTCAAGGAACTGTAGTAAATCATTTTTGTATTTTCAAATGTTCCAGTGCTTTTCCATGTAACTTATGTACCCATCTTTCAGTACAGTCCATCTTCTCAGCAATCTCCCACCATCGAAGGCCTTTCACATATCTGTAGAACAGTACATCGTTCTCATCTTCATTCTTTACTGTCTTAATCTGATTCTCGATGGATATATACGATTCGATACATTTGCTCTTTTCCTTCTCAAGTTTTTTCTCCAGTGAATCTATTCTTGCCAGCTCGTCTGACAAATCTTTCTGATTTCCACTACCATGCGGCATACCTGAATAGTCTGTTGCTTTCGTAGATTCTGCAAGTTCCCTAAGTTCTCTTACCTCATCGTCAATTCTGCTGATTCGTCTTCTGTTGGCTCTGTATCCTCTCAGATACTCTTTTTTCCGGTTGTTCTCGTTCTTCACATTGTTCTCTTCCAGTCTCTTCTCCATTGGCATCATCTCCTATCTTGTACTTTCTCGCCAAGTATTCTGCTACATCTCCATGCCACAACTGCTGCCCCTGCGCTTCGATCAGATTGCCTGCCTGGTATGCTGGCCGATGAAACTTCTCGCTTGCCTTCCGGTCCGGTGGATGTTCTGCCATAGCAGCATACTGTTCCTTTTGGTTCTGCTGGATCTCTGCTGGACTCCAGCGTGTGTCTGTACTCCGTTTCACTGTTTATCACTCCAATCCTTAGCGCACTCATCACAATCACCATTTGCAGCTCCGAAGCAACCGTAACAAGCATTTGTCTGCTCTTTATTTTTCATCTACTCCACCTCGCTTAACAATTTCAATGGCTTTCGCCCAATTATCACAGGAACATTTATCAGAAAATGCATAAGCCGTTCCCTTTGATTCACTATATCTTCTAAGTACTTCTGATTCTTCATGCTTTAATTCATTCAGAACTTTCTCCACATCAAACGCTGTCGGCTGTTCTTCTATTTCCATAAGCATGGATACCGCAATATCTGCCAACGAAACCATTTCATCTTCGTCTGGTGCTTTCGGTTTTAACCATTTCTCGCATTTTCTCATCAGTAAATCCGCATCAATTAGTCTGCTCATATCATTCTCCCTCTCTGTACGGCTTTGGTAATATCTTTTTGCAATTCGATTGCTTGTTTTTGTATTGCTCACTCATTGGAATCCATCTGCAATTAGATGGCTCATAAATGCCATTAACATCTATACGATCAAGCGTAAGGTTATCAGAATATCCATTAGCTAAAGCCCATTGTATAAACATCTTTTTATCATTTCTCCATTCATCGCACACAACAATCCCGCGTTTGCCATAAGCATTATAGTGAATATCTTTTTCTCTATAGCACCTACTCATCATTGATTTGTAACATCCTAGCAACCTACTTCCAGTCATTCCGTGTGTAATATTATTTCTGCTCATTTCTTTTAAATGTTCCTTAGCTAAGCATCCGCACGAGTGATTTCCTTTTCTTGTCAAAACGTCCGTACTAGTTATACAGTCATTTCCGCAATCACAAAGGCATCTCCACATTGCATAACGTCTATTTCCTATTCCAATAAATTCGATTGCTGTTAATTTTCCAAATTTTTTTCCTTTTAAATCCTTTATTTTTCCCATTTAAACATCATCTTCTTTCATTGGCTCTGGTAGTGGCATCCAGGCATCCACAAAAAATCCATAGCTTGAATATGATTTTTCATCATCTCCCGGATAGAACGTACCGCCCTCGTCATTTTCTTCATATCGCGCGATATCCGGCATTGTGGAGTTTTCAAACGATACAAGAATATATCTATCTCCGTCTGGAAATCGTTCACTGCACGGAATCCAACTCTGATCCGCCTTTCCTTCTGCCTCGTCGATCTTGCACATCTTCTCAACATACTCCCTGATGGTCCCTGTTGCCGCCATCAGCCCGTCATCATACCGATCCGGCTGACATTCTTTCATCTTCTCTTTCCTGATCTCACCCTCGACCTCACTCAGCCATGAAAGAAATTTATCTGCGTCCATCATTCTACTCATTTTAAATTTTCATCCCCTTCTGGTATTCATAAATTCCAACATACTGTCCATAGCTCATACCATGCTCTCTTGCTTCCACAGCTATTCTTATGAGCTCATTTTTATGCTGCTTCGATTTTCTTCCAGGCTTCTTCATATTTTTCTTTTGCCTGGTCTCTGTAATAAATTTTCTATGTTCCTCTTGTACTTCACGCATTTTTGCTCTAGCACGCTCTTTGCTAGCATAACCTGCACACTCATCACTGCAGTATGCATATCTTCTTGATGCCGTGATGAGCCGTCCGCAGATAATACATTTTCTTATTTTACTTTCACCCATTCGTCTCTACCTTCCCAACAGTCGATTCTCAAGATCATCCATATCATACTGCCTTCTCTTAAAATTGTTATTGTCCTTAACTGCTGCCTTCTTGGTTCTGCTCTGCTTCTCCTTGCCTGGTGTCTTATAAAATGATTTCCATCCTCCTGCTGTTGCCTTCTTAACAATAGCAATACGTTCAACTTCTGAATCACTCAATTGGATCAAATCCTCTCGAAGTGCCTGGATCTGTTCCGGTATTATGTCTCCATAATTATTAGAACGGACAAGAATATACATCTGAAATGCCTGTTCAAGTTCCGGGCTGAATCCTAATATATTATCTATATTCTTTACTTTACTTTTCTTTAGGGATTTTTCCGTGGAATTACAATCGTTTTTCCGGGAATAACTCTCTTTTATCTCGGATAAATCACTAAAATGGGTGCACTTAATAAAAGGTTCTGTTTCTTCTTTTTTTAAAAGCCAGTACCTTCCAACTTCTATCGGATTTTTCCTTGCTCGTTCTCTGACTGCAAGTTGAAATCTTTTCTGTATTCCGGCAGAGGTCAAGACCTTGTCCGACTGAAAAAGTGTGTTATCAAACAGTGACCGTGACAGCAAGAAGTTCAAGACCTGCTTCGCCTTGTTCTGATCAATTTTTAGATCATCAGATATAATATATTCAAAATCTTCATCTACCTGCAGGTAATATCCCTGCTTATATATCTCGCATAACAGATAGATATAAAATACGATACCGTCTCTGCCATACCTGGCTTTCAGTATCTTTATTTTAGGATCGTCAAGGAAATCAACATCAAGCGGAAAGTAGTCTAACCCATTCTTTCTTGGTCTTGGCAACGCTGCCACCGCCTTCCTGTTTATTCTGTTGCTTTATATTCCTCCACGATCACATCCATTCCTTCCTCGGCTGAATATGCTTTCTTTGCAGCGACAAATACAATCTGAGTATCATCCTTGTAGGCCACGCCATTCAGCGCATCCGCTACAACCTTTACTATATTATCGATATCCGGTTTCTTCATGACATGAAGTTCGCCTGCCAACATCTGCTGCACTTTTTTCTTAGAGGTACTCTTCGATGGCTCAAACCTTGCCACAATCCGGAGCGCAACCGGAATCTCTTTATCAAACTTTGTTCCTTTTGCTGCATTGATGTACATTGCTTTGATCAGGTTCTCATACAGTAAGTCTTTCTCCGGTGTATAGCTGACTGAATGACCAATATTCTTATTATGAACGGTTCTGGCTCTCGCCTTTCCCTGTGGTTTCCCTGGAACATGAAATGTAACTGAATTCATTTCCATCTTTCTCCTTTCTTCCTGCGCCGGATCAGCGTCATCCAACGCAGGAGAAACATCTGTTTACAAGTTACGTGTGACATTTATCCAAATTATAAGGAGATATCTTTTCTATGCAATGATTGTTAAGTTACCATCTTTCATGATTGGAGTCTCTGCAAGCTCAAATTCAAAATATTCTTTCACTTTCTTCATTGCTGCATTCTTCCATAATCCATTGTCAGCTTCCACAAGCTTGAACATTGGTTCTCCACCATCATCTTTGATGCGGAACACATACAGGCTGGATGGCTGCTCAACCTCCTGGAATGTACGGTAAGGAATCAGCTTCACTGGATTCGGGACAACCACATCCATTCTCTGTACTCCGGATTTAACTGTGGTCTTCTGTGATACTCCATCGTCTGAATAGGATGCTGTAGTTCCTGCCTGAATGTTTCCTGATACCCGCATCAGTGTTTCAAGGTCTTCATTCATAGCAAAATTTGCCTGAAGCTCAATCAGGAAACGCTCCTGATCATAATACTTGTCAAAGTGGAACTCATTTACAATCGCCCCACACTCAAACAAATATTCACGGCGTTTTTCTTTCAGAAGACCAGAATACAGTTTTACCTCTTTCGGGCTCACAATATGTAATATCATCTTTTCTCTCAGCTCTTCCGGCATTCCTTTGATATAATCAATCATTGCAGAAAGGGTGTTGACTCTGATGGAATCTGCAAGCTCTTCCTTGCCATATCTTACCAAGCTCTGATTGCAGTAAGTTTTTCCTTCAATCTCTGTCACGATCGGCTCCATAGCCTCTTCCTTCAGTCCTGTTACATACTCAAACGCATCTCTTAATCCTTCAAACATCTTCATATCCTCCTTATGCCTCTCTTGCTTTTCTTAAATCTATTACTTTGTTCCCTGTATTCTGTGTTTCCAGAATCTCTCCTGTGGATGTATCCACTGCCTTGCCATCAATGATTTGAACAGGTCCTTCCTGTGATCCGTTATCTTCAATATTCATTGACATCTGCCCTGGAATCTGACTTCCAATCTCAACCGCTTCTACTTCACCGGTTGCAATATCCTTTCCCATGGAAATAGCTGTCACAGCTCCAAGTGCAGGTGCAAGCGTTGTCTTTGTCTGCACTCCTGTAGCCACAAAATTACGTTCCTGATTTGGTTTGAACCCAATTGTTATGGTAATCTTTCTTGCTGCTATTGCATCCGTGTTCGGGTCCTGAATATTCTTCGTAACCTCTTCAATCGCTCTGTTTACCTGTGCTGTAAAAGCACCATTTGCAAATTTCTCTAAATTAATGTGCTGCATGTTTCTTCTCCCTTCTTACTGCTGAAAAAATTCATCTTCGATACTTCTGCTTTCTGCTGGTTCTTCTTTTTCTTTCTGCTCTTTCACCTCCTGCAGCTCCTGATCAGCAACAACATTGTCCTGCTCTGGCTGAGTATCAACATAATCTGTTGTTCCATCTTCATGGATGACTGCCATGTCCTTATCAAGTGCTGTCTGGAGATCAATGCTCATGATTCCCCATTTACTGATCAGCTGACGGAGCATCGTCTTCATGGCCATTCCATCAAAGTCCTTAAACCAGAAGGAAGAATATTTCCATAAGTCCTTTTCCGGAATCTTTCCCTGTTCCAGAAGCTCCAGAGATTTCGCCCCGCCATTCTTTCTGAATGCCTGAGAATATTTTTCTGCATGAGAAAGCATCTTTTTCTTGGACCAGTACATTGTTTTACGGAAACCGTTCTCATACTCAAACATTGCATAGTATCCCATGGCCGGGGTTTCCTCACGGACCACATCATCCTCAATCAGATCTACTTCGATTTCTTCATCCAAAGGATCGTAGCTCACCAGCTCTCCCTCTTTGATTGCAAGAACATTTAATTTCTTGTAATATCCGGAACGTTCTGCCAACTGAATGTATCCTTTATATCCAAGCTGGAACTGCGCTTCCTTGCGTCCCTTCTTTTTGTTATCGAACGGGACCATATAGAACTGGCCAAGCTGAGGAGATGGAGAAAGGTTCAATGCTTCTCCGAGTAATGCTGCTGACAGGATGCTTGGATTTGTACACTCCTGCAGAGCCGGTGTTGTCTGAACTGCTGATACGATACTGGAAATGAATCTTGTCCCATTCTTTCCACCAACCACACTGTTGATCTGTTTCTTTACTGCATCCTGCGTCAGGTATGCAGCCATTCCTGTTTTCGTCTGTCTGTTTGCTAAACTGTTCTGTACTGCCATCTTTTATTCCACCTTTCCAAATTTAATCTGATTCTCAATCATATAGTTACGCAATGCCATGATCTGCTCTCTTGTTCCAAATACACGGAAATCTAACTGGATCAGATCTGTAGCAACTGGATCTTCTCTTACAATAACGGTCTCATTAACCGGAGTAGCTTCTGTAACCGTCACATCATTTTCATGCTGCTTAGCTGTAAGTTTTTCTGTCTCCTGTCTTGCTCCTTCTTCAGCAATACGTTTCTGTTCTTCTTCATGCTGCTGTTTCCGCTTCTGAATGTCTGCAAGTCTCTGTCCTTCTGCAATGGCCATATTCAAATCAAGCGTCTTCTTGTAATTCTCCAGTGCTTCAAAGCTAAACTCCGGAAGACTATTGATCGTAGAAACTTCTGTACCGACTCTAAACAGCAAGTTCTTCATCTGCTCTTCAATCTTGTTAAGAGATACCGTTGCATTCAGCCACTTCGGATCCATGATTCTTTCCAGTGTAATAAAGTCCTGGAATCCAATCGTTCCAAAAAGATCTTCAATTTCTTTCTGTTTCAGCTGCTTGCGTCTCTCTTCGATTTCAGACAGCTGAGAATCAATTAACTGAATTGGTTCATCAATCAGTGCTGTGATTTCTTTTACCTGCTGTTCAAACCGGTTATACGGTTCCATACATGCTTTCTTCAGACGCTTTCTCTCGTCTTCGAATGCAGCTTTTAACTTATTAAGATCTGCACGATCTCTCTTCATGTCTTTCGCCTGATCTGCAGTATATGCGATCGTCTTATAATCCTGCACTCTTGCAGCAACCCATGATTTGACTTCCTCTTGGTTCCACTGGATCTCTTTCAAAAATCCATTTTCTTCCGGATTAGTAATTCTTAATTCCATTTTGTTCCTCCTTGTATTTATATCTCTGGAAGTATGAGTGGTGGCTTCCTGCCACTCTCTATATAATTCCAAAACTTCGTTTCTTCTCTAAGCAGCATATCCAAATCATTCTGAACTTCTGCCCGCTCTATATGGTAATGTTTTACTGTTGTCCGTTTCTCTCCACCCCAATCAGTTCTTAGATGTGCACACAGTTCAATAAATTCATAACCTGTGACAAGTAGATAATGTAAAACCTGTATGTAATAATTATCCGGAACACGATCTCTCCACTTCTCTTTCTGCATACTCTGCAAAATGTTAGTTGTTTTTATTTCCAAGATTCCTTTTCTTCCATCCTGATCTGTTAGCTCTCCATCAAGTGAAGCCTGCATAAATGGATGCTCAATACTCCGCAAGATCCGGAACTCATGATGCTCTACCTGGTATTCCGGATAATCTAATTTGAACAGCTCCCTGATTGGTTCCTCAGCATACTTTCCATAGATCACACAGGCTTTCCCTGAAATATCTTCTGGAATCCTTCTTCCGGTTTTCTCCTCAAACAAATCAATGTTGCTCTTATAAGGATTCATCCCGACCACTGAGCTCGCATCGCTTCCACCGATGCCGTTCATTCTTCCACTTAACCAGTCCTTTTCGTCCTTAAAATCAAATACTTCAAACGGATCGTTCATTCTTCTCTCCCTCAATTGTCATTCTTATTGCTTTCATAAAAAGTTCCTCTGCGAGTCCAGATCCTGCCTGTCCACTGACCGTTTTGAAGAGAGCTTCCGTTATTGCTTTATACTCCATCATGAGATCCATAATTTCTCCCATTGCTTCTACCTGATAACCATCTTTATCGTTTGTTTTTATTTTTGTTGCTTTAATCATTTGACTAATTTCCTTTCTTTTCTTATAATGTAATTGACTAATTTCCGAGTGCCTGAAGGTTGCCGCCTTTGCTATGGCACTCTTTTTTAGTATCCGAAGATAACCCATGTTGCGATACTTAAGAAGATTACCAATCCCATCGCAACTACTGTCATAACAGCAGACTTTTTTTCTTCTCTATCATCATGCTCAATTCTTCTTGGCTTTCTCTTGATATCAATGATCTTGATTGTTCTTCTTTGGATGTCGATCATATCGATCTGATTCACCTTGTCTCCCTCCCTTCACATAAGATGTACATGGAATGAATCTACTCATCTCCATGCAGTGGTTCTTATATACACATTCTTTGCAACTTCTCATATCACTTCTCTGCCTATTCGCTCTTTTTCTGACTCCGTAATCTTAAGAACCCGGAGGATCTCTCTTAACTCACCAATCCTCATGTCTTCCGGTGTACCAAGTCTTTGGTAGAGCGTACTTTGTGATATTCCAGTCAGCTTTGCAAGTTTCTGTACGCTGATGTCTTCCATTTCCTTTCCTGACTGAATAATTGCAATAAGTGTTCTGTTCTGCCTTTCCCTGTCAGATATTTTTAATTTTGGCATCTCTTCTCACCTCTCTAGTCATCATAAGTGCGTGGAATCATGTCCTCTGTCAGTGCGTAGAAATCGCTGAGGTACGCTCCGTCTTCTGTGATACTTAAATCAACAGCAACGTTGTTCTCGTTCATCAGCATGATTCTCAACGCGCACTCTTCTCCGATTGTTCCGTTACCAACAGCTAAGACCTTAAAGCCTTTCAATGCGTGCAGCTCTTCGGAATCTCCGTTTACTTTTCCATAATTAAGTTTGTTTATCATTGTTTTTCACCTCACTTGCTATTTTCTATTTCTTCTCCTATACTTTCCTTACAGGCACTGCCATGCCGAGTACAAAAGAAAGGAGATTTTTAATGAAACTTGATATTGCCTGCATCCGTGCTATTCTTTTTACTGTAGAAGAATACGAAACAATCTATGAACCCGTATCTTTTGACGATACTCAATATGATTACTATAGTGACTATCTTTCTGCATATGATATCGATCAGATCCTATATCATGTTCAATACTGTATAAAAGCAAAACTTTTATCAGATGTTTCTACTACAAAAGCATGGGGATATACTCATTTCGATTGTTGTCTTGAACCTCTTGGACACGATTTTATTGCCAATACAAGAACCGAAGAAAATTGGAAACATACACAATCACTTCTAAATAAAATCGGTGGCGCAAGTCTTAAAGTCGTTTCTGCCATTGCCGAAGATGTAACAACATCTCTTGCAAACAAATACCTTCCTGAAGAAATCTCAAAATTTAATTTTTAGTCCATTTTTCTACTGTCTTCTGTGTCACTATTTTGATACACTCCATCATTTCTTGTTTATTTGGTGGAGTGTATCCTCTGTCAACAATAAAATATATCAACGCTTTTATTCTTGCTCTTTCTATTCCCCACTTTGTCATAAATAAAATTGCAGCTATAACACTGATTAATAACGCCATCTTTCCTCACCTCCTACTCTGAACTGCTATTTACCGGAACGCTCCTTCTCTCCCTCTTCATCTTTCTCAACAATTATTCTTATCGGCAATTCATTTGATATAAGGCACGTTCCCACAACGCTGATGCTCAATAAACCAAGCGCCATCAATATCCGCATCACCATAATGCTTATATCTGTTGGAAAATAACGTTCGCCAACAGTCACAAGAAGTAATGGCACAAAAACCAGTATCCAACCAATTATTTTTCTTAGTTTCACATTCTTCACCTCTCTCCCTCTTCATCTGTTGCAAATATTGAATTTTCTTTTGCAATATGTTAAAATTCATTTATGCCCTTAGGCATCGAAAGGAGCGTGGTCTTTTGACCAAACTTTTGACTTTGCCTGCTCTCTTAAGATAAGGTCGCAATAGTGGCACCAACGCACTCTAAAATTGGGTTTAATGTAGATTACTGATACGGCGTTACGTAACTCAGAGAAGGAGTCAAAAACGCGCGAGACGGCACTCTTAAAAATGCTTCACCGTATCAAGTGCTCCTTATCATTTGTCAGCGATCAGGCATGTTGCAGAACCAAAACTGCGAAAGTGACAAAGTATTTCATAGAAACATTTGCCGCTATCGGATGTGGTAAAAACCTGCAAAATACATAGAGTAAACAAATTTGGCGAAATGCTGGTGGAAATAGCGGTTCCATCAGTATTTTTGTTTTTACTTCTACTTACATTGATTGTTCACCGATTTTCCGTATCGGTTGGATAAAACTCCATTGGATCCAACTCTAAATGTTTGCATAGAGCTAAAAATTCTTCTGCTCTTAAATCCCTATCCCTATTCTCATTAGAAAGACTGTCGTACAACGACATATACGGAATTTTTGTTTTTCTAGAAATTTCAGAAAGATTAAATCCTTTTTTTTTAATGTATTCTCCTAAGTTTCTTGTAGGTTTATCCATATTTACCACCTCTTTTCATAAGTTTCTTGTGACATATATAAAATATCACGAGTTTCTTGTGATGTCAATGTTTTTTATTAGATTCTTGTGATTTTTTATTGACGTGTTAAAAATCTTGTGATATTCTCAAAACATACAAGGAGGTGCTCTTATGCCACATGATATCGGAAAAACATTAAAGCTTTATAGAAACAAAGCTGGCATATCTGTAAAAAAAATATCTGAAGTTTTAACTGAAAAAGGATTTAAAGCTTCTGAATCTACAATATACAGTTGGGAAAATGGAAACAGTCAACCGACACCAAGCGCTTTATTAATAATGTGTAAAGCTTATGGTATAAATGATGTATTAGGAACTTTTGGATATAATTCTCTTGAAGAAAATGAACAGCCTACCACTCTTGCTGCTCACTTTGATGGAAACGAATATACAGAAGACGAACTTGATGAAATCCGTCAGTTCGCTGAATTTGTAAAAGGCAAAAGAGGTAAGTAATTTATTGGACAGCTTACCGGATATACTTGAGTGGGAGGTGTTATACATATGAACACATACGAATGTTTACAAGACGAAGCCTGCGGGGACGGTATAGATGTTATAGATTATACATTTCACAGTGATCGAATAAAAGGATTGTATTGTGACGGTACTGTCGCAATCAGAAAAGATATGAATACAGTTCAAAAAGCCTGTACACTGGCTGAAGAACTTGGACATCACCACACATCCGTTGGTGATATTATAGATATAAATTCCGTACAAAACCGTAAGCAGGAACGCCAAGCCAGATTACATGGCTACAACCGCCTGATCGGACTTATGGGAATCATCCACGCATTCAATGCTGGATGTCAAAATAAATATGAAATTGCAGACTTTCTGGATGTTACAGAAGAATATCTGGAAGAATGTATCAGCTGCTACCGTGATAAGTATGGAGTATAT